AGTTGCTACAATCTTGTCACTTGCAAAAGCAGTTGTTGATTGTGTGTAGTCACTGTCATTTCTTGCTAAGTGTAAAAGACCTTCAAAAGCTGCACCTGAAGTACCGAAAGCACCATCAGCATCGTCACCAGCTAGGATAGCATTTTCGATTGCTCTAGCGTGAGACCTTACCATTGACTCTCTAATTAAAGGAAGTATTGGCATGATTGCATCTTCTTCAGTCTCGTTACCTAAGTAAGATTGTGAAATAAGTTTTTTGGTTGAAAGAGTTCTTTCTGTTAAGTCGATACCCGCACCGTTAGCTGGGTCGTAAGCGTCCCCTCTAGGGTCTAAGTTACCGTGTGGTGCACTACCTGAAGCAGTTTGGTTACCTGTGAACTCAGCATAACCTGCATCTGGTAGGATTGGGATAATCATGTTAGCAGAATTCATAGCTATTTCTCTAAATAGAGGTGCTAATACTAATTCGTTTTGAATATCTCTTTCTATATTTGTTGATACGATTTGCTCAAAATCTTGTGAAGAAACTTGAACACCTGAATGTTCGTTAACTTTCTCCATAACACCTTTAGCATAGTCATTGTCCCAACCTTTACCAGTAGCTAAACCAGCAAATTTTGCGTCAATGATATCGTTCTCGTAAGCTTTTTTCCAGTCACCTTGACCTTGTCTGTCGTTGAAAATTCTTTTTGATTCTCTGATTGACATGATTTCTTCTGATTTCTCAGCTAGTTGCTTCTCTAATGAGTCTACAACTGATTTTAAGTCTTCATGTTGCTCAGAAACTCTTTTTTCTACGTCTTGCATAAGTCTCTCAGCGCCTGTTAAGCCAGCTTCGATAATAGTTTTTTGCTCTTCCTGTTTTGCTTCTTGAACAGCCTTCTCTTCAGCTTCAACTTGAGCTTGCTTTTCAGCCTGCTCAGCTTGTGCTTTTTCGTCTGCTGCTTTCTGCTCGGCTTGTTTCATAGCAATTTTAGCTGCAGTATCCTCTGCAACTTTCTTCGCAAATGCTTCCAAGTCGATTGAAGTTTCAGGAGATTTTTTCTCTTCTGACATATCAGTCTCCGTTGATGAGGATTTCTCCTCGCTTGGCTGCTCAATTTTAACAGCGTCTGCTGCTGCGGTTGAGTTAGCCTGTAATATTTCTTTTTGGTACTTTCTGTATTCTTCCATAGAATCAAATGACTTTGCTAATCCAAAAGTTGCCCCTTGGTTGCAAGGTACTGATACTACTGAAACTTCAAAAAGTTCCGCATCTTTAATTTTGAATCCATCACTCTCAGCCATATATTCAGAATCTTTACATCTGAATCCAACTGAAAATGCTCCCAGGACTCCATCTTTCACTAAATGAGTAATGTCACCTGCGGCTTTGGATATCTTTGCAGTGATATCTAAACCTTTGTCAGTGACTTCTAAACCTGTTGCTCTACCGATAGGCTTGTTGTAGTCATGATTAAAAAGAATGATTGGGTTGCTTTTAAAGCTCTCCAAACCACCTTTTGTCCATGCCTCGCTTTCGATTATATCGCCAGCTCTATCTAGTGCATTTGTACTTGCAGAACCTTTGATGTTTATTCCACCATCGTCGGTTTCGCCTAGGGTTTTAAAAGTACTCGTCCAGTGATAAATTTTGTTACTCGACATCCTTCTTCTCCTTTTTCACAGCTTTCTTTTTAGGAGCAGGTTTTGCAACAACCTTCTCTTCTACAACTGCTACTTGGACAGGGTGTCTTTTCTTCATGGCAGATAAAACTCTGTTCCAAGAACCAAATCCTCTTCTGAGTAAATAGTCTTTGACAGGTACATCATTTCCATGAGACTTGTATTCCACTAAGTCCATTTTTTCAACGCCTTTTTCGGCCATGAAATCGGACAAAGCCTTTATCATCTTGTCTTTTGTCATAATTATTCTTCCTCGCTTGGCGGAGTTTCTTCCGGCCTGCCACCTTCTTCTGGGTTTGTGGCTGAACCTGCGATATTCGCAGGAACTCTTGGTGTATCAAACCCTTCAATAGTCTCAAGTCTTAACGCCTCCCTTGCTTCATTCGGTGTCATTATACCTGTATTGACAAGTGTGGCGTAATAGCCTGCTTGGTCTCTTAGCTCTGGCTGTAAAGCAGGTATACCTGATACATTTTCGTCCAGTTTGAAACCGAAATATCTCTCGAAAGCATACGCTATTTTATTTATAATAGGTAGTATGGTTTCTAAATAATACAGACGGTGGTTTGGTCGCAAGTTTGCATTATTACCACTGTCCATTAAAATTGGTGGAACACCTATTGCTTTTAGAATTATCTTTTCGTTAGAAGCGATTGCTTCTTGGAAATCTAAATCTTTAAAGTTTACTTCTGTTAAGTTTTCCACTGTTAAACCACCATCTAAAAATAGCGGTCTTCTACCACCTGACTGTGGATTGTATCTTGCAACCCAAGCCTGTAACATTCTTTCTTTAATTTTTTCAGAAAGAGTGTTCGGTGACTTTAAAACTAGTCCTGGAACTGCTCCATTTTTAAAGAAGTTATCTTGAAATCTTCTCATACTTCCCATTAACTGCATTGTTCTAAGTGCAGGTTTTAATCTAGGGACTCCTCTATAAATAGAACGGAAACTGTTTTCTTTAATATGAATTATTTCTGATGGCTTATAATCGATAGAATTATCATAAGTATATTTTTCAACATACTGTTTGTCATCACTATATATCGTTACATGCTCTGCTGGAAGATGATACAGATGTGCACCATCAAAGTAGATAAATATATTTCCATCAATCAGTAAGTCAATTATCAGATTTCTTTTAAATGTACTTACGTCTTGAAATGGATTTGGTTCGCTATTTAGTAGTAAATCTACTCTACTTCTTCGTATGTTTTTTACTATAGGAGACGTTCCTAGTATTTTATCGCCAACATCAAATGGTACTTCAGCAGTATCGTCAACTACCATGTTGACTGCTCTATTTACTATTTCGATAGTCTCGTAAGCATTTCTATAACTGATTTGCTGTTCACGAGAATCGATTGTAAGACCTTCATTTCTCGAAATAATATATTGGGCAGGATTATCCTTCTCCTCTCTATCTATTCCGAATAATCTGTCATACCATGCCATATTTTTGTCTCTGTATCTGCACCCAGTTTTCTTGCTTTTTAGCTGTAATTAACTTTGGGCGTTTGCCGTATATACTATGTAATCGTAAATGATGTTCATGACATAATGTAACAGCGTGATTATAAATTTCGTCTTCTTTTTCTGCGATAAATTTTGTTCTAAGGTCTAATATTTCTTCTTCTGATTCTATTTTTAGTTTGTTAACTTTCATCCACTGTTCTAGTAATTCGGTTAATCCGTAAAAGTGATGAAAGTCCAGATTCTCCGTACTTCCGCAGATGTGACATTCCGTTGCTTTCTTATATTTAGACTTGGCCTTGTCACGAACATACTTTACTAAATCTCGTTTTAAATCCATAAACCTACTCGTTATTAAGATAATTTTAGCAAAATTTTAAGTTCATGTCAAGAACTATTTTTTCAAGGGGTAATTTAGAATGTAGTGGCACTTGTCTCGAATGAGTATAACGCGTATCGAATGGCGTCTGCCATGTGAGAGGCATAGTTGTGTTTGGGTTTTTCTTTTAATAAATTAGGATTGGGGTCCCATTGATATTGGTCTAGACTTGAAATTGATTCGTTACAGGCTTGATGAACTATTAGTTTATCATTATCTACGATTCCTGCAACATGACCTATACCGTCTAAAACAGATTTCTTTGCATTGATAGTAGTGATATCGTAATTTTGTGCAAAATCGAACCTTGTTTGCTGAGCAGCAGAGTCGATATAAATATAATCTATGTCCCACTTATTAATGAGTTTCTGAATCTCCATTGCATGTTGTTCTGTAGTTCGTTCGGCATCAAGGTATTCGTCTAGTAAGTAGTACGTTTCTGAATCCCAATCATATCCAAAAACACAAAAAGCCGTGGGGTCTTTATATCCAACGTCCATTCCTGCGAAGATATCCATTCTTCCTGTATCTAATTCTGATAAATCTGATAGACACTTTTCATGATTGAACGCCCATACTTGACCTTCAAACACATTGAAGTCCGCCATGTATTCTTGATTAAATTCAGCTTCAGACATCGTCTTCTTTGCTTCGATTATATCTTGTTCTGATATTCTAGGATTCTCGTGATACGTTGCTTTGATACTTGCCCACTCTGGAAACTCGTCTGAGAAGCCTCTATACCAAAACTCTGCAAACCAATTGTTTCTACCCCTTGGAGTAGATATAAAGAGTGCTTTTGAGTTTTCTTTATCTAGTGTGGGCCTGAGCGCAACATTGAAAGCATCCCGCCCGTCAACGAGAGCGGCCTCGTCGAATATGATGAGGTCATAAGACCTACCCACGA